CCTGCCATTCAAAGAACGTTGCACCAGCAGATTCGCCACCAGTCAGCCCACCAAGCGCGGACAGCAGTGGAGTGTCTTCACGGGACGCAGCGAACAGCTCGCCCACGTAGTTGGGGAGGTTATAGGTCGTCCCCATACCGGTAATGCCAGGCATAATGCCCTCCTAAAATTCTAGGTATTAGCTTGTGATAACTTGCCAAGTTGCTGAGCCTTCAACAGACTTGCAGCAGCTTGGTCGCCTTCCTTCTCCGCAGCGGCCACTTTCTCCGCCTCGGTCATCACCGGCGTATTCTTCGGGCCAGCAGAAGGATCAGGCTGAGGGTTTTTCGGACCACTGGCACGAGCTACCAGACGATCTGCGAGCTTCTCGCGAGCTTCCTCAGATTCAATCTCCATCAGAAGATCAATATCTTCGGGATCACTGAGCCCCTTACCGGTAGCGAGCTTGTACACAGACAGCTCACGGTTCGACTGCTCAGCAGCTTCCTGATATTCCTTAGCTTCTGCCTGGGCGCGTTCAATATCTGACAGCTTGGCCTTCTCAGCTTCGGCTTCAGCCTGCTTGTACGCCTCGATCTGCTGTTGAAGTTTTTTGCGCTTCTCACGCTCCGTCTTCAAGTCAGCCAGCACAGCCTGTTTGGATTCTTCCGATTTGAACTCATCAGTATCAGTGGATGTTTCCGCTGGCTCCGGGGTCGATGTCTCATCAACCTCTGGTTCCTGCTGGGCATCCTCTGGGTTTGGTGCAGTGTCCGACATTCTTTTTCTCCCATCTCGGAATGAAAACCCCCGATCACATCTCGTAATTGGGGACAACTAAAACACCCGGCTATCGGGTGTACACTTCGCCACCGGTAGCGATCCAGCGGCGGTAATTATCTTCCACATCAGCGGCAATCTTCGGGGTCAACGGGCCTGTCCCGAACGGGTTCCGCCCCTGCTGCACTGCCTCCCACTGAACTGTGGCACGCTGCACGCGCTCTTGCGCCGCCGTCATCGCGCCAGGCCGACCAGCCGTATGCCCCGGCAGAATCGAGCCCTCCGGGACACGAGCACCAGGCAGAATATAACCCTGCTCACGCAACAACTGAAGCGTCTGGTCTCGGGGAAGTCCTTGACGGTAAATCGCATCCGGGGTCAACCGGTTCTTAATCCCACCAGTGTGAGCGCGACGCGACGACCCAGCAGAAGTCGTGCCTCGAGCCCGTTGACCACGCCGAGTACCATCCTTGGATTCGCCCATATAGGACATACCGCGTCGCGAATTCACTACCTGGTTTATATCCGCGCCGTCACGGATTGCCTGCGCGCCAGCCTTGGTGAACCGCTTGTTTTGCTCTTCTTCGGACATGCTGTTGAAGTGCTCGTAAGGGTCTATGACCAGCCCTTCATCTTCCGCAGCCTTCGGGTTCGTTTGGACGTGGTAGCAATAGCAATTCGGGTGACGAAGGAATCCCTCATTGTTGGCGTAGTACTTGCCAGCCAAGATTAAGCACCGGTCACAAGCAGTTGGGTTGGCCACCCGCACATATCCGACACCGCGCCGAGCATAGGTGTCAACGCTGGCAGCAGCCCGCCCAGCATCAACGACCACCGATTGGGTGATCAACCCGGCGAACTTCTCACCAGACCGCATCGCAGCCGAAACACTGGAACCATTGGCAATCTGTTGCAACGCGAACGGGGCAACCGACAACAACGCATGCTGCAACGGGAACCCGTGAGTTGAATAGCCACCGAACGCTTCCGGGTCAACCCAACCATCCGGGGCCGTGTATAAGCCCTGTTCTGCCAAGGTTTGCGCCCCATACGATGAACCATGCTTCGCAGCCTCGACTTGCGCGGCAGTCACACTTGTGACTAGCCCGGCACCGATAATGGCAGCCCACGAATCACGAATAAAGGCCTGATCAACATTCCGCCAAGCCTTCCGACCAGCTTTGTTTGCTCGAGCACCTAACCGGTCTAACCGGTTGTAGTACCGGAGCGCAGACCGCGGGACGCTCATTACTCAACTCCGGCGATCTGATTCTCAAAATAACCCAGCTGTTCACGGTGCTCTTCACGCAAACGTTGACGTTCGCGATCCTTCTGCCCATCAGACCAACCCAGAGCATCCCACACGCTCTCACGAGATATCGGACCCTGCCCGTTGGAGTACAGCTTCGTATACGCGTCAGCAGTCTGCGCCTGCGTCGGTGTGGCCGGGTTGTGATACTCAGACTTGATCCGCGAGCCTTCGACCCATTCGCCGGTCTTGAACCGCAACCACAGCCCCATAACCCAACCCCAGCCGTCACCATCTTCGGTGTTCTTATTCTCAACGTTCTCAATCAGCCGGGCTTCATCTGCCACAATGGAACCTTCAGTAGGCGGGTTCGCGGTATTCTGCCCGAAGTACCGAACTGGCAGCCCAGTAGTACCTGCCACCTGCTGAGCATAGTGGTCAACGGACTCGTGGAAATTATCCAACGAGGTGCCAGTCAGCTGGCCGATCTGTGCAGACTGACTAGCTGTAGCCATAAAGCTGTTGAAACACGCTTCCCACGCCGGGATCGGGTTCCCAGCCTTATCCACAAAGTCCTCTTTCGAGATGCCCAGCGCATACCGTGGCGGCACAGCATGTGTTTCTGTGGCCAACTGCAAATTCGTCAATGTGCGAGCCGCAGCATCCACAAACGGGATCACATCGGCCATCTCTGAGACACCGGTCCACCGGCCTAGGCGACGCCGATTCAAGAACATCACAATCGGCACACGGCCTAGCCCATGCGGGTCACGATCAACTTCTTCCCAACCATGTTCGCCACGCTCCACATGTACCGTCACATAGGGTCGGTACAAGGTCGCATGAGTAGCACGCGGCTGATACGCACTCCGATTATGGGCATGATAGAACCGGACTGCATTCTCAATCCGCCGACGCACCGAACTAACCTCGGCCACCAACTCTTTAGGGTCTTCCACCTGAATAATGGGGATTTCCGGTTCATCTGGGTTCGATAACACCGACACAAAACCGCGTCCAAGGATCAGCTTTTCACGCTGCATGATCTTGGACTCAGAGTCGAGGTTGTTATACTCCCAGCCTTCACGTAGCAGGCCAGATGATTTTTGCTCATCTGGCAAATAGAACGTCTTAAGGTTCTGCCGGTTCGACACCGTATCAACCACAGTGCGGCACCAGTTCGGGATCGTCTCAAACCTGCGCAGCTCAGGAGGCACCGCAAGCCCAATATGCTCTAACCGCTGCAATCCCTCATAATAACGATCATTGAGGATGTCGTACTCAGTCTGCACGTGATACTGAGTCTCTAGGCGATGCAAAATGCCCAGCTCTTCATTACTCAGTGCCACGCGCACCACCACCTATCCAAGGAAAAACAACCGTGAATCTTCTTCTTCCGGTTCTAGAAATTCATCTGCTACTAGCGCGTCAGACCATGCCTCAAAGCACAACACCGACGACATCGCCATATCAATCTTTTGATGCTCAGTTGGCTTCCCAATGATGTACCGTTGACCAGTCCTGGCACGCACCACAGCGTTCAGCACGTGCACCTTCGTGTCCGGGCACCCATCGTGCCGGAACTGCGACTCATCACCGTTCACAGCCTGCTTGAACGACTCCAACACCGGGTGCATCTTCGCGACTGAGTTCGTTTCCCACGGAAACACCCGCGGCTTATCATTGTCATCACGATAATTCGCCTGCCACTGCTTGAGCTCGAGACGCCACGAGTCATCCTCAACAACTTCCATCGCGTCAGCCTCCGCAGAGATCCCACGAGCAGACCCAGCCGGATCAAAATAGGCTCTGACCACGTTGTAACGCTCAAACAGCTCATCAACCGCGGCACGAACATCACCACGCGGAATCAACCCAGCAGGACCAGTAGGCCGCCAAATCGTCGGCTCATTGTGAGGGCCATAGGTTGGGGTGAACTGATACCCATCAGCTGTCATCGCCCGAATGCCAGTCCAGTCGTTGTTATTCGATAAGTCCCCAGCAATCACGATGGTCGACCCGTCCGGAACGTCACGGACCTCTTGCTTGCCGTCCCACGCGGGCTCAGAAAGCCAGGAGCCAGCACCTTGAACTCGCCGATTCCCATAGAACCGTTCCGTTTCAGCGGGGTCACGACGCA